CCCCTGATGCCGCTGGCCATGCCGATGGCGTCGCTGGCCTGCCCAGCCGCGTGCGCCGCGCCACCAAAGCCCAGCGCGCCCGTGACCACGGCGGCCACCGGGGCCACCACGGCTTGGATGATCGGGCGCAGCACCATGGTGCGGAACATGTTGACTACCGTGTCGCGCAGGTTGCGGGCAAAGCCTTTGCCGCTCTCGAAGCCACGCATGAGGGCGTCGGTCAGGCTCTCTTCGATGATGCCTGTGGTGCGCTCCCACTGCTGGGCCGCCTCTTGGGCTGCGCGCGCGTTGGCTTCGCGGGCTTCGCGCTGGTTGGTGACGGCGATCAAGTCGCGCCGGGCACTGATCTCGCGCTCGATGGCCACCACATCGCCGCTGTGCTCGCCGGCGCGCTGCCGGGCCGCTTGGCGCTCGCGCAGCCGGGCAATGGCCACCTCTTCGATTGCCTCGGCCAGGCCGATGTTTTGCTGCGCGGCCATAGCGGCGGCGCGCTCTTCGTCGCGCATCCTGTCGAGCGCCTGCTCTACCTGCTGCGCGCTGCTCTCTAGTGCCGCGATGCGATCTTGATCGGCACGGGCCAAGGCGGACTGCGCTTCGGCCTGCTCTTTGATGGCGGCTGCAAGCTGCTGCGCCTGCTCGCGCGCCACGGGCTGCTGTTGCAGCAGGTGCGCCAGCGCCGCGCCGCGCTGCTCCATGGTGACGAGGCCCCGCGCCACGGCTCGGTCGAGGTCTGCCAGCTGGGTGACGTACTGCGAGGTGATGCCGCTTTGCTGCGCAGTCATGTCGGACACGATGCGCAAGCCGCGCTCGGCGCTGCGGGCTACCTCGTCAACGGCCTGCTTGGCAGCGCCTGCTGCCCGCTGCGCACCTGCAGCGCCGCCTTGTGCGCGCGCCAGAGCTTCGCGGGCCTGCGCACCAGACGCTGCCGCCTCTGCCGCACGGTCGCGGGTTTGCTTTTGCTGCGCCGCCAGCGCCTGCTCTGCTGCCGCGGCAGAGTTGGCCAGCCGGGCCGTGAGGGCGTCAACTTCGGTGCGGGCCTCCCGTGCATCAGCAAGCCGCATTTGCCGGATTTCCATCATGCGCGTCCAAGCGCCTTGCAGCGGGCCGTTGATGCCCGCATGGATCATGGCCATGCTCGCGCCAAAGTCCTGCCCAATCGTGCGAAAAACGAAGGCCACATTGGCCCCGATGATCGCCAGCGTCTCAAACACCACGCGCAAGGCATCGCCCAGCAGGCTCACTGGCCTGCCAGCGCTCTCTACGTCGCGGAAGGCCATCGCCACATCGCCCAGCGCATCGGCTGCGCCCTGCAGTTCCACCGCCATCTGGCTGCTCATGCCGGTAACGCGGTCAATTTCTCCCAGCAGCAGGGTGGCGCTGTTCATGGTCTGGGTGAACGCTTGGCCTATCGTGACCACGCCGTTTTCTACCTCACGGGCCAGCACCTCGGCCTGTGAAGTGAGCGCAGCGATCACCACATCTGCCGTGAGCTTGCCCTGCTCGCCCAGCGCCCGCAGCGCGCCAATGGGCACGCCCAATCCGTCGGCCAGAGCGCGCGCCACCCGTGGCGTTTGCTCCATGATCGAGTTAAGCTCTTCACCCCGCAGCACGCCGCTGGCCAAACCCTGCCCGAGCTGCATCAGGGCGGCCTGCGCGGCCTGCGCCGATGCGCCGCTGATGCTGACTGCGTTGGATATGGACTCGGTGACAGTCAGCATTTGCTGCTGCGTCAGGCCCAGCGATTCGCTGGCCCGCGATATGCTCGCAAAGGTGTTGCCCAGCTCCACAAAGCCCACGCGGCTGCGCTGCGCGATCTCGAACAGGGCGTAGTAGGCTTGGGTGGCTTTTTCGGCGCTGCCACTGGCCAGCATGAGGTTGTTGCGCAGCAGAGTAACCGCGTCGGCGGTGCGCACAAACGCGGCTACACTTAGCATGCCGGCCAGCGCACCAGCGGCCTGCATGGCCGCGCCCTTGAGCCCGCCCATGGCGCCGCGAATCGAGTTTGCCTCTTCGCCCATGCGCGCCATGCGCTGGGTAGCGCCGTCAAAAGACCGCCCCACTTGGCCCGAGGTCTGCCCTGCGGACCGGCCTACCGACTCGAATTTGCGCTGCACATCGCTGATGTCAGCCAAGATTTTGATCGTTGCCGCACTGATGCCGGTCATGGCTGCGCCCCTTGCGCGGGCTTGGCGCGGCCACCGAAGATGCTGCGCGCCGCGTCGGCCAAGGCGGGGCGCTGGTCGGCCACAGTGGCGGCGTCGATCCAGTACGGGGGGCAGTCTGGCGCTTGGGCGGCTTGGCTGGCCGCCACGTAGTCGCCGCTCAAGCGGCGCAGCGCTTGCGCCTCCCCCGCCGCCAGCTCAATGCCGCTATTGCTCTGCCACGCGGCCAGCTCGAGGTGCGATAGCGGCACCGGCCCCATGGCGCCGTAGCACGCCGGCCCAGCGTCGAACAGATACTGCGTCAGGTAGGCGGCAGGCCCCGCAGGCGGCAGCGGTAGCGGCAGCCCCTGTAAGTCCATGCGTTCCAGTCTGCTCATCTGCTTTTCTGCCTTGATTTTGGGGGCTGCTCGGCCTTTGGGCTCGGGGGCGTTTGGCACGGCCTGCAGCCATGCCAACTGCTTTACATACAGGCTTGCTTCATCGATCAAGCCTTGGTAAAGTTTCCCCAGTTCTCGATGGCTTTTTCCACCTGCTTACTGATGAAGCCTATGGTCGGGTCAAGGTAGGCGGCCTCGAAGGCGGTGGCGTCGCCCTTGTACGCCCAGCCGTTGAAAGACACGGTGCAGGCGGCCAAAAAGGCGGCGGTTTCGCGCTGCTGTTCTTCGGCGCTCATCTTGACCTTGCCGCGTTTGACCATCGAGTCAATCACGCGCTGCTGCCGTGCGGCGCTTACGCGCTGGTAGGCTTTACTTCCGGGGCCGTAAACGGTCACGCTCAGGGGCTTGCCGTCGGCGTCGCGCAGCGGCTCTTCGTTGCCGTCGAGCAGCTCGAGTGTGAAGGTGTCTTTGGCGGCTATGTTGGTGATTTCAAACATTTTTTTTCCTTTTGCGGGGAGGTGAAAATGGCCCTTACCGCGCCGGGCCGCTACCCGCAAAAGCAGCGAACCCGGCGCAGCAGGTGCCCTTAAGATCAGGGGGCCAGAACCTCAACCACGCCCACGCCGCCGGCGCTGGTGGTGATTTCGAGCGTGGCTGCGGCGGTGGTGATTTGGTCAACCGAGCCAACACCCAAGCGGAACGACATCACCACAGCTTGGAAGTAGTACACGTCGCCGTTTTGGGTGGTCACGCGGCACGAGTGGGATGCGTCAGAAAGCAGGGCCGACTTCATGAGGATTTGCCCAGCGTCGTCGGTGTTGAGCGCGAGCTGGATGTTCAGCGCCCCCTCGTTGAACGAGCCCTTGAATTTCTGCGTCGAGCGGTTGCCCAGCGGCTGATGCGTGACCAGCGCGTATTCGCGGCCAAACTCACCCAAATCGGTGATCTCGCCCACAGTGGTGTAAATCATGCCCACGGCTGCATAGCCGGCGGCGTCGAAGGTGGCGGGCCGCGTTGCAGTGAGTGCAAACGTGGTGCCAGCGGATGTGCGTACAGTCATTTCGGTGCCTCTTTGACAGGTTAGGATCGGATCAATTTCAGGGTGCAAATGCCAGTGCCGTCGTGCTCGGCGTTGCCCACGCGGTAGGTGCCCGCACCGGGGCCGGTGGTCACGGCCAGCAGCATGCCCTCGGGCTTGGCCGGCACCACAGCCGACGGCAGCACAAAGGTTGGCGAGGTGCCAGCCCCCATGCCGTAGCCGTCAAGCGCAGCGTCGTCGAACCCGCTGCCCAAAACGCCGCGTACAGTCGCCGCCCCTAGGGTGGCTTGCGCCCCAAAGTCGCGGAAAAACACGCTGAGGTCTTCGGCAAACATGGTGCAGGCGCCGGCTAGGGTTACTGTGTGATGGCGTCAACCATGCGGCTGAACGACTCGACGTGACGCACGGCCACATCAACGTCCTGCAACACGCGCACGCGCACGGTGCCGGCAGCGCCGCCGGTGTACGGATCGACCATCAGGTCAAGCCCGCCCCACATGCCGATCAGCAGGTCGGCAAAATTCCCGAACAAAATGGCCGAGAGGTTGGTGCCGGTGCCCTTGCTCAGGTTCGACGGCACGGCGTTGGTCACGCCCACGCGGTAGCCATTGACAGGGGTGCCGCCGTCCTCCCAAATGAAGCCGTTTTGGCCGGTCACTTTGGAGGTCGATTTCAGACGGCCACGCACGCGGGCATTGGTGAGGTAGCCCATACTGCCTACGTCGGCGTTGGCCACAGCCACAGCGGTCTCGAGGTCAACCACGTGCTGCCACGTGGGAGCGCCGCCGTTGGTGCCGCCCACGGCGGCATTGGATGTGACCAGCGTCAAGATGCCAGAGGGCTGGTTGCTCACACCGGTGCCGTTGATGGCGGCCTGCTGGATCGCCAAGCCCAGCACGGTGGCCAAATCGCGCTGCACCATGCTTTCCACGTCGAGCGAGGCTTGCAGGATCAGGCGGCGCGAAATGTCCGTGAAGGCACCCACGGTTTTGGGCGTCATGGGCACTTGGCCAATGGTCTGCTGGCTCTCGGTCGGGGCGGCATCTTCAGCCACCCAAAACGATGTGGCAGCGCCGGTCTGCTTGGGGATGGCGATATTGCCCACCAAGCCGGTGAGGGTCTGCGCGCCCATGCCGTTGATCACCATGGCGTTGCGCAAAATGTCGATGAACGAACCCGTCAGCAGATCGGTGGCCACGATGTTGCCGCCAGCAGTGGGCGTGCCGGCCACCATGCTGCGCTTTTGCACATCAAACGGCACCAGCAGACCGCCGGGCTGGCGCTCGAGCTTGGCGGCGGCGGCATCCGAGCACTCGCGCTCGAAAGCGGCTGCGCGCTGGGCGGCGGCATCGCCGGGGTTGGCCAGCGCGTTGATGGCGCGCAGGAAGCTATACCGCCGCACCTCTTTTTTGTCCATGCCAATGTCGGCGGTGGGCACGGGAGCAGATGCCAGCTTGTCCAACGCCTCGCGCTGGAATTGCTCGACCGTGAGTCCGCGCTGGATCGCGCTCATGGCCAGATCGGCGCCACCGGGGAACGAAGCGGCGATTTTGCTGATTTCGGCAGCGTGGTTGCGCTGCTCTGCGACTTCGATAGTCATGGCTTTTTCCTTGATGGGGGCTTGGGTTTGGGTTTGGGTTTCGGCTTGCGCAGCCGGGGTGGCGTCTGGCGCGTCTGGGTCAACGTCCTGCCGGTCGTTTTCCAAGCTGCGGCCTACGCCTACGGTGGCATCGGCTGGCACAGAGACCAGCGACACCTCGAACGGCTCCCAATCGGTGATGCGATAGGTTTCCAGCCCATCATCCACCTCGATCAGTTGCGCCTTGTGCACCATGTAGCCGACGCTCACATTGCGGCGGATGCCGTCGCGCACGTCTTGCCACACTTCTTCTGCCCTTGCGCTTTTGCCAAAGCGCACCACGGCCCGACCTACCCGGTCGGCCCCGATCTCGACAGACTCGATGACGCCCACGACGTCTTTATGGTCGTGATCCATCAAAAGGTTGGCACCAGAGCGCAGCCGGCTCTGGCGCATAGACGTGGCAGTCACGTCCAAAATCTCGATTCCCCACCAGCGCTCATAGGGCAGCTCTGACGCAAAGGCCAGCACGGCGGTGCGGGCCTCGTCGTTGATGGCCTGGCGCTCTACCAAAAGCGCGCGCTCGGCGCGGCCCTTGCTCAGGTGGCGCTCGAGGCCGTGCAGCGGTGTGGATTGCTTGCTCATGCGAGCATTTGACCGCCGACCATGTTTCGCAAACAAGGCAAATTGCGAAAAAGTCGGGGGGC